AGTCTAGTCTCTCTGCAAACTCTCTGAGATATGGTAATAGGCCAACGTAGAGTTCTTTTGTCCAAATGTTGAACAGTCTGGCTTTACCATCCCAAAGTTTGGCGCGATACGTTGGCATGAAACGTGCACCCGGGACTTCAAAAGTGAAGTAATCGTTTATTTCTTGTGCAATACCAGGGTCGCAATCAACTCTGAGATGCACTTCATTTTTCTTGGAAACTTTTAGATCACTCACATCAACCCGTTTGTAAATTTAGTCCACTCAATGGCATTCTTAATATCCCATGTTCTACTATTTAGTGAGCGTATAATTTGCTCCAACTGATAGAGTAGGGCCTTAACATATTCCACTTTGTCTACTGCACGAATGATATCTTCATCACAATTAATGCGGTCTTCCATATCATGCTTCAATGGCTTTAGGCCTTGATACTGGTTCCAGCCTCTATCTTGCAATTCATCCATAGTCATTTCGCCGCGAAAGTATTTACCTTTATCACGCCGTAGCCGATAGTAATCCGCCTCCGCTTTTCGCAGTTGTAGTTTAGTATTCGAAAGAATATTCAAATACTTTGCATGTAGTTCTGGTGTTTTTGTGGATTCTCTGCCTAGATTTAGCTCATCTATTCTAGAATCGCTTGTCCACATTTCTTGGACTTCTGATAATTTCATAATAAAACCTCAATAGTTATTGAACAAACTTATACATGGTATATTTAAAAGTAACCTGCGCTGTTAAATACTGTGCGTTACCATCGCTGATATCAAATTCCAGACCCTGTAAACTTGTTGGGTAACAATCAATGAATTTAATTTCCATTGATTTATTTAGGTCTGAATCTAGAACGACTAATGTTCCATCTGAATAATCACCGGAGCTACTAAAGCCTTTTTCAGTACCACCTCTGGCTTGCTTGAATTGTTTATATTGTTCACGTTCTTCTGGAAAGCCTAGACCAATTAGCCAATCGTGTAGCTCAATATAGTTTTGGAAGTTTTCTTGGACGATAAACTTTATGGTCAATTCATCATACGTAAGATTGGTACCAGGAACAGTGAAGTCTACCAACGGGTTAGCAATATATGCATTACCAATTGATAGTGCAGGAATCATGGCAGACTGACAAAAGAATGATACATTAGGAAGCGTGTCGATATTAAACTGAAAACTATTTGGTTTCAGATAATTTAAAGTCGTAGGTTTATCTAAAGTTCGTCTTGACATATCTTTCTCCGTCTATTATTTATAACGAAAAAGGGGAGAGCATTTCTGCTCCCCCCAGTTTCTTACAACCCTTCCTCTAATGGGAAGGTATCGATTACATAAGGTTCGAAACCTTAACGCGGCGATAGTATTGGTTACGGTTGGCAGTGAATGTATCACCGTCAGTTGTGCCGTTCGACTGTGTTACGTATGGGTTAGCAATCATGCCATAACGTGTCTTGAAGCCAATCTTTGGCTGGAAGCTGTTAGGGTCGATAGCACGAACCATTTGTAGTGGAACGTATGGGCAATAGAAGAGACCAGCATCATATGCTGTGGCGCCCTTATAACCAACAACGTAGAACTGGCTAGCAGCGCCCGTGTTAGCTGAGTAAGGATCGACATAAACCTTCTTACCGCTGATTGTACCAACGAAAGTGTTGCCTGTGTCATCAACGTTCAGGTCTGGCGAACCTTGTAGAGCGCGACCAGTGTCAAGAACACCTGCCATAGCTAGAGCAGCCGCAACATCTGACGAACAGATGATGAAGTTACCCTTACCACGACGGGTATCTTGTGCGATTACGTTAGCGTCACGTTCGATGTTGAACAGAAGACCCTTAAAGCGTTCTACGCTCCAACGACCGTTCGAGTCAACGTCAAGGTCGAATGTGCCAGGTGTAGCTGTTGAAGCAGCGCCAGTCTTAGCAACCTTGTAGATTGTGCGGATAACTTCGCGGTTGATTTCGTTTAGAATTTCTTGCGAAAGAATGTTCGAAAGTTCTGATTCAGCATCAAGACCGTGAATAGCCTTAAGATCCTGTGCAAGTTCAACTGTGTATTCAGCCTTAAGCGCACGAGTCTTGGCAGTTACAGTTGTCTTTTCGATGCTGAATGCCATTTCGCCAAACGCTTCACCGTTTGCTGAGCCAAGTTCTTCGGCAGTTGCTGTTGGCATTGCAGTACCTGTTGTGTAGGTACCATCAACTGGGTTCGAACCAGCGTGTGTTGCGCCGTTTGCATCACCAGAGAAGTCGGTGTCGGCTTCGTTGAAGAGAGCTTCGGCACCATCTTGTGCGCTGTAGCGTGACTTCATTGCGAAGATAAGACCGGTTGGGCCTGTCATTGGCTGAACGCCAGCAACATCATAAGCCATTAGGTTAGGAAGAGCGCGACGAACGAGCGAGATGAGAATTGGGTCATAACGGTCGATGTTTGATGCACCCGAACCAGCAATGTTATTTACTGGAGCGTCTTCGAAAAGTGCAGACTTTTCTTCGCGTAGAGCCTTTTCTTGGTTTTCAAGAACGACGGCGGTAACTGCGCGACGGTAGTTGTCCTTAATCGAGCCTAGGCCGTCGTGATTGAGAACAGGTTCCCACTTCTTTTGTAGTTGTTCTGAAAGAAACATTTAGTTTTCTCCTTGTGTGTCAATATCTTTTATTTATAAAAAATTACTTTTGAGCAGCAATCTTATCCAGTGCTTGGACATACTTACTGACTGTCGATTCGTCTAAAACTTCAACACCTTCATCTTCTAGTTTGTCTTCCACAATGGTCGACTTAGAAGCAGGGAAATAATTTTCCTTGATGACGTTTAGCTTTTCTTCAAAGATGTCTGCGTTCTCGAATTCTACATCAGCTACCAACGACTTAAACTTTTCAGCATCGGTCTTTGCAAGATCTTCAGAAACGACGGTGAATACACCGTCTTTCATAAGGGCTACATTGTTATTGTGCAGTTCTACATTTGCAGAAATTTGTTCGTCCAACTTAGCAGATACTTCTTCTAGTTGGGCTTGCATTTCACCAAGCACATCATATTTCTCTTCGGGAACATCAATATAATGTTCTGCGAACAGGTTCTTCATGCCGTTGATGAATGATTCCGCGATATCGGTGCGGAGACCATTTTCAACAGCAAGTGCGTTATCTTCAACCCACTTTTCAATTACATAGTTAAGATAAGAATCGACCTTCTCGGTCAAGTCGGCCTTGAACTCTTCCATCAATTCTGCGGCTTCTGAAATGAGGCCTTCTTCGATGTTTTGAATTTGATTGGCTACACGGGCAGTTACCATCGCTTCAAACAGCGACGATGCTTTACCACGGAATTCTTCTGATAGTTCTTCGTTACCATCAAAGAGAGTAGCAAGATCAGTAGTGAAATCTTCTTCGATCATTTCGCCATCTTCCTCTGTTTCTTCTTGATGAACATTACCTCTTGACGATGCCATGTTTACAACCGAAGTTGGGTCACTATGGGTCGTAAAGTTAGGTGCATTACCTGCACCGCCCTGAGAAAGTGTAGCCTGATTGCTGGAAACTGGAGCAGCTTCCTTAGCACCCGGATTATCAGTTTCTTCATCACGCTCACTAGAAATAGTAGCATCTTGTGAATCGCCTTGGCGAGGTTGAGTTTGATCACCTGCAACCTTAGCTGGGATGGATGTATCCTTACCGCCGGCAGCGCCTAGTTTGCCAGCAGCAGGTGCGTCTTCGGAAGAACCCTGTTTAGGGTTAGTTGCATCACCTGCAACCTTCTCATCTAGAACTTCCTCGGATAGTTGCTTCTTAGTTAGCAACTCTCTGATTTTGTTTTCTACACTCATTTGCGTCTCCTAAATGGATTTTTATATTCTATTTATAAAAATATTACTTTGAAGAAAGATGACGCAAGAAACGTTCAAAGACTTGGATCTTTGCTTCTTCGAGTTGTTTCTTACTTGCTTTCTTAATATACTTCTTAGACATATCGCAATGCTGTTCGGTCCAAACACCATTCACAACTAGCCATTCTTTATTTTCCATGATACCACGAACAAAGGCATCTGGTGCTGAGGGGTCAGCTACGATATCAGCCGCTGTTGCTAGATGAAAATCATCCTGCACAACTTGAACGCCGTCTCTGTTTTCCTTCAAAGTACCGAGGCCTCTTGACGAAACGCCAAGTTGACCGCCAGATTCAATTAGACCACGAGCGATATTGCCCATTGGTGTTTCTGTTAGTTTCGCTTTACCAATCCAGTTATCACCATCTTGGCGAAGTTCTGTAATGATATGCGATACTCTATCTAGATTGATCGATGGACCATCTGGATGTCCTAATTCACCAAAGGCTCTATTGTTCTCTACTGCTTCCTTCATGTAACGATTGATTTCTTTACCCATGATGTCTCCTGGGTACATACGGCCGTTACGATTTTTAATATTGGACTGCAGGAAAACACCCTCGATATAGAGAGTCTTCTTACCTTCTTTTTCTTCTGTGATATAACGAACTTGTTCGTTGACTTCGGTAATAAGTTTCATTAGCCTAGGTCTCCTTGATCTTGATGTTGTTGTGGACCATAACCGGAAACCTTGGCAAGTTCTAGAACTACTGCACCGGTACCAGAAGAAAAGTCAACTACAATATCTGAACCATTTTCTTCGTTGTCAGACCAGCCCATAAACTCCATCTTTCCTGAGCCAGAAAGATAATACAGAACTACACTATTTCTAGTGATAGTAGCTGTAGAACCCACTGACAATGCCCAGTGAAGTGTGCGAATGTTTGCTTTAGGTGAAGACTGTGTTTCAGATGTCTTCTTTAGGTCGGTAGCAAGGGCAATAGTGGCAGACCCAGTCCCGCGCACTTTGACCACGCCATGAACTTGTGTTAGTTTTAGAATTGCTTTAGTCGCCATTTACTATTCCCTTTACTTATTTCTTCTTACCGCGAAGAAGTTTAAAATCGTGTCCGTCAACTTTACCATTCTTATTGGCGTCAATCTTATGTTGGTCGCCCTTTAGTTCTTCTTTAACGCCGCGTTCATCTTTAACAACGGTAGCATTAGAACCGCCACGCATATTAGAGGCGCTTGCCCGCTTATCAGCCGATTCTTTATCTTGATGATAACTGATTGATTGACCATTGCGCATTACGTGATAACCTTCGTCGGTCTGTTCGACTTCTTCGTTGGACAACTTAGCTGCAATCGCCATCTGGCGGCGCTTTTCGTCCGACTTGCCCTTGAATTGAGGAGCATCGGAGTCCTGGAAGTCCTTGATGACATCACCCATTTTGGCTTTCGCCATGTTGATGCGCTCTTGAAGTTGCTTATAGGTCGTCATCGGTGTCCTCTATTTCTTCTAAATCGCCGTGGTCATTTTCGTCGGTGATTTCGTAGTGATCGAAATCTTCAACATCATTATCTTCTGGCGTGTCGTTATAAATTCCGGCTGCCATATCTTGTCGCATTTGATCTAATTGTTCGCCTGCTTTAAGGTCCATAATATCATTAAAAACTTGTTCGGCATCTGCAAAAGTGCCATCTTCAATGTTATTTATTAAGTCACTAATATTACTGTTGTCCATTATCTTGTCCTTGATTTTGTTGTTGAACCGCCGCTGGTGGTTCGCCTTCTAGTGGTGAATAATCGGGCGGCGAAACTTCAGGAGGACTTGCATCATTTTGCTTCTTAATCTCTTCAATTTCGTCGTCTGATAATTTAAGAATATTTTCTTGAACGTATTCTTTACTATACATTGTGCCGATAAACGGTGCAACACCTTGGAGAATTTCAACTCTAGACTGTAGAATTTGCTGTTCTTTGGATTCTGTATAGAAAGCATCTGTTGCAAAGACATATTTGATATCATACCGGATCTTTTCCCAGTCGGCCTCAGTAATGATACCTTTGAGAATAAGTTGTGTCTTTAGTAGATCATCAAATAGAAGTGTGAAACGGCGGCGCAGTTTAGAAATGAACTTAGTGAACTTCCATTCGTCTCTATTAATTTCTGCGGCACGACCAAAGTTTAGACCGGTCTGTTGTTCTAGTCTTGACATAGGAACGTTCAACGCTTGATATAATTTGCGCTGGAAGTATTCAATATCTCCCATTTCGCCTAGACCCTGACCACCCGGTAGAGTTTCAATCTGTGTTCCTCTACCACCTTCGCGGCGCGGCAACCAGAAATCTTCAAGCATTGACATAAACTTTTTATCATCACGAATTTCACCAGTCTGTGAATCGTAAACTACCTTGTTACGATACTGGTTCATAATACCCTTGAGATACTGTTCGGCTTTAATCTTTGGAAGATTGCCAACGTCAACGTAGAATACACGGCGCTCTGGCGCTCTAGTGATACGATAGATGACTGCGGCATTTTCCATCATACGCAACTGATTTGCTGGGCGAATAGCCTTATGCAAATAAGAAAGCGGCATATTTCTGTCCATGTCCTTCAAGCCAGAAGGAACAAAACAGATAGAATCTTTTTCGATGCGCATGGTGGCACCGGCGGTAGAAGTGATTGAGGCGGATGGTGTGAACGTTTTATTTGGTGCCAGACCACGTTCATTGTAGACAAAATATTCTTTAATGTCTTTAATGAATTCTACGCCAGTTTTTGTATCCTTTTCTTTTAGGATCTCTCTCATCTTCTTAATTTTTCTTGGGTCAATATAGCGAATGTCTGCTAGACCCTTCTTTAGATTAGCAGTATCAACGACCTTATGAAAGAATAGTCTTCCATCAATATACCAATGTCTAAAGTAATCCTGCGCTCTTAGATTGAAGTCCAACATATTAAGTAGTAGTTGAAATTCTTCTGCGACCAGCTTCTTGATGTTCTTCGACAAATCTACTTCGTCCAGATCAATCTTTACTGGAGCCTCGTCATCTAGATTTGCAATTGAATCGTTTACGATATCATCAATTGCGGTATCGATATCTGCCATCATAGCAATTTCACGATACTTACGAATTAATTCTATTTCATTATTTGCGGTGCCATCGATATCGATGTATGTACCATAGTAGCCACCGGCTCTGATAGTCTCTACGCCACCATCGTCCGTTGGCGCCACAAACGATTTCTCAGTTTGTGACGCCGTAGACTTTTCAATTTTATAACCAAATATCTGCATTAAATTATCCTAGTTGGATGGAATTATGCAGTCAGATAATGTGAGTAGTTAAAGGTTACGGTGAACTCTTCAATTACGTCATTCTGACCATACTGTAAACCAATTTCCGACATGTTAATCGGGAAAGCATTATAAAGAACATAAGTCATAAGTGGATCGTCATTACGATCTAGATGTTCTACTGACATATCAACTTGATAGTCAATTGGATTTAGAATACCAGTGTTGGCTTCTAAATCATTCATGCCATTCATCCATTCTTCGAATGGACGACGAAGTGACATCGCAGTGTCGTTGACAACTGTGATTGTGAACGGATCAAAGATACGCTCACCTGCCAACTTAACTTCACGGCCGCGGTATTGAATGATTGTTGGGTTTACTGTTGACGCAGGAAGTGCCGCACCAGTAACCAGTAGCGAGTATTCTGTATCAGGCACCGAAGATACGTAGCCTGGGAATGTTAGAATAACACGGAATTGGTTTGGTCTTGCACCACCAGCCCCTAGTAACCCCTTAAACTTTGAAATATCCATTTATAAATCTCCTATTTCTATTTAGTCGGGTTATTAGGCGCCAACTTCGGTGAACGATACTGAGGTACGAACCGCAACAAAGTTCAGGTAGATGAAGTTGATCGAACGTGCTGGCTTGATGTAGATATCAGCAACGAATTCGTTGCGGTCGATAACTTCGCCAGTGTTGTTTGTTTCATCGCAAACAACGCGGAAGTCATAGATACCACGACGGCCGCGAACGTCACGTAGGAATGGTTCAACCAACGAACGGAACTGTGCGCGACTAAAGACATCGTTGAACTCAAAGAGTTGATACTTAGCCGCAGTTGCGATAGCCTTTTCAAGAACAATGAATAGACGGCGAACGTTGATGCGGTCGAATGCGCTTGGCTTAGCAAGAAGCGTCTTATCACCATAAAGCAGAGTGCCTTCACCAGGGAAGGTAGCTACTGGGTTAACACCATTCTTGTAAAGTGTGTCGCGTTCTGTCTGATTCGGAGACCAAACCAACTTAACAACATTCTTGAGTTGACCGCGATTGAAACCAGCAGGTGACCACCATGCATCGTTTGTCTGATCTGTGCGGGCGCATAGACCAGCAGTATCGGCGTTCAATGGAACATTGATATATGCATCATTATAGCGGTCATACTGGCGTTTCCAGCCAGAATCCATAACTGCATATGAAGTGTTGCGGTTGATATCTTCTTGACGATATGCAACAACATCGGCAGCTTCGCTACCAGCATTGTTATATACTGCGGCAAGAGGTGGCGATAGAAATACTACACAATCTAGACGAGCTAATGCTACGTTATCGATTGCGTGAGTTACTACGCTTGCAACGTGTCCGCCAGTTAGAATAAGCGAAATATCTACTAGTTCTTTATTTGCGAATAGCGTATAACCAGATTGAAGATCGCCTGCGGATGGGGCACCATTGAGACCACCCGAAAGAGTGTATACTTCTGGTTCTTCTAAAATATCAAACTCTGTGTTGGCGCCTGAACCCCAGTTTAGACCTGTTGGGTGATCCATCCACCATACATATTGTGAGCTATTCAGAACTTCTTTGTAATAGTTGTTTGTACCATCTGCAATTCTAGCACCAACCATCTTAGATACAAACGGATAAGTTGCAAGAACAGTACCAGCTGAACCAGAAAACTTACCATCTGTATCGATGATTACCATATGCAACTCATCGCCGGTGCTGCCATTGATTTGGGCGAAGACGCTAGTACCTGGAGCACCGTCAAAGAAACCTGCATAGTCCCAGTCAGCAAACGTGCCGATATCTGCAATTTGAACTTCGAGTGAGTTACCATATAAGCCTGGATACTTTGCAGCAACGACACCGACATTCGCTGAGCCGCTGGCATAGTTTGCTTCGTAGTCGTCTTGGTTCTTAATCAGAATAGCAGTTCCGCTTGTTTTTGCATTCTTTGCGGTAGTGCCGACTGCACGAACTAACTGAAGGTTGTTGCCATAGCCTAAAAAGTTGGCTGCTGTGAACCAATCTGTGGTGTCTAGTGGTAGACCAAAATACTTGCGTAGTTCATTTTCTGAACCAACAGTAAAAATTTCTGATACTGGACCCCAGTTGAAGTTACCTACAAACGCGCCTGCCGATGTAGATACGGCTGGAATAACGTTTGTTAGATCCTTCTCAGTTACTAGGACTCCTGGCGATAATTGAAAAGCCATATTCTTCTCCTCGTTGTAAACTTGACAATATTTACTTGTCTTTTTATGTTTTTATTTATAAAAATGTGAAAGTTACAGTAGCCAACCTGTGCGTCGAGGCTCATCATCATCTTGCGTCACTGTCCATAAATCACCATTCGACACAAAATAGTCTTCTTGGTGTCCATTACTTATTGTCCCGAATGGAGTTAGTTCATCCTCGATGCTATCCATTTGGTCTCTATACATCTTTTCACGAATATCAACATTTGTCATATCTTTAAAGTATGGATTACTTGTCATCCATGCTAATAGAACAAGACTCATTACAAGGTCATCAAAGTAACCCTCATCTGCCATCCAACTTCCCTGCTTTTCAATGAAAGTAGAGAACTCGGAAATTGTTTCAGCATCAAATACTAGTAGTTTATTCTCTTCAAGTAGAGATTTGAGGGCAAAACAGCCCTGCCTCTTTACTTGCTTTGTCATTCTAACACCGCGCTGCGTCTTTGTACCAAAGCCCGGTGACAGATATTGCTTGAGTGCAGTCTTAACGGTAGTCAGAATATTATCATACTCTAACTCCATGTGTAAAATATCGGCTACTTGTTGGCCGATATCATTAATTTCAACAAGAATATATGCCTTGTTGTATTCATTACCTACTTTAGCTACGATATTAGGAAACAACATCGGAGCAATTTTATTATCACGATACTTGGCTACTAGTCTGTATGGCGCTTCTGTTACATCTAAAAGCGTGAATGCAGAATAATCGCCGCCTACGCCACGAGCCGTATCTACACCCATTGCATAGATATGACCATCGATAGGTTCCTCAAAAATATCCAACCCATCTTTAGAGTGAATAGGATCGATAGAACTCATAGCCCCCAAAGTCTTGGCACTAATCAGTGTGTTACTTGAGCCAAGAAACTCGCAAAGAACTTCTTGGTTGAACTTTAGTTCTCCAAGCAAGCGGAGCTGTTCTTCTGCCCATGCTTCATCTCTACCAGGAATTCTATGGTAAGGAATGAACATCGGCACAAAGCCATTGTTACCCTTTTCGGCTTCATTCCAGAACTTCCAGAAGTGATTGTAGCCCAAGGGAGTAGAAGTCAAGAGAATCTTTGTTGTCTGACCAGCCGAAATCGTAGGATAAACAGAAGCAAAGAATTGTTCTGCGACGGTGTTTGGAATGATTGCAGCTTCGTCAATGTATAGCCAGTTAACTGACTTACCACGAATACCAGAAGCAGTTGTGGCCGCGGTGAAAATCTTAGAACCGTTCTCTAGCTCTACGTCCCCTTTGTTCCATGTCTTGACGCCTTGCTGCATCCATAGCGGCAAGTTTTCATACATACCTTGATAACGAGCCATAACTTCGCGGGCAGCCGCAGTCTTGTTTGCCATGATAGCAACTGTTTTAGAATCTTGAAAGAGAGTATACCAAAGAATGCAAGCAGCCGAAGTAATAGTCTTACCCTGCTGGCGACCTTCCATTAAGATTGCTTTACGATTGCCCAGAATATGCTTAACTTTTTCCTTCTGACAGTCATACAACTTGAACAACTGAAGACCATAGTCCAGAGTAACAATCTGACAATAATTCTCAATAAAATAAATTGGATCTTCCTGGCACTTTTCAATTTCTGCCAGTTGTTCCAGTGTAAAGTTGTGTTTATGACCAATCGGCTTTAAGTTAATATTACCGTGGTACGAGGATTCCTCACTCATGATCTATGACTTTTGCTTTCTCTGCTTTCAATGCTTTGAGTAAATCGGAAGTGGAACCTGAAAAGATGATATTGTTTTGCGTATCAATATTCTGTTTCTTCGGGTCTTCTTGACGCAACTTCTTCTTTGCGTGTTGAAGAGCCAGTAGGTCTTTGGCCGCATCACCTTTAATCTTGAGTAACTGACCCACAACTTCATATGCACGAGGACTGTCACTAGCAAGAGCAACGTTCAACATGCCCTGTAGGGCTTGGTCGGTCTGGTCTAGTGTGGAGTTTAGCTTTGTTCTTGCTAGATTATAATCATCTTCGATATCATCGCCAGTGGACACAATTTCTGGTACCAAAGGTTCTTCGACCACTATCGGCAGTTTTTCTTCTTTCGAACTTAGAACTTCGTCCATGTGAGTGCCAAAAATGGCATCTAGTTTATCGTATTGATTATTCGTAGGCTTCATCAAATTGCTCCACATAACTCCAATCGTCTAGATAGGATGCATCATTAGGCGTATAGGTTACTTGATACTTAATTTTTTCAGAGGTGTCTGCGTCAGGATTGATACTTGCATATGTATTTGCAATAGCAGTTTTAATATAACCCTGCATATCAACTGGTCCATAGAAGTTAAGGCCAAGTGTGAAGTTTAAATTCCATACAATAGACTGGCGTTGCGTGAACTCACCCTCGTAATTGTCTTCATATGAAATGTTATCTAGTATAATTTGCAAATCCCTTTTGATTCCCATCTCTGGAATATCAGTTATAGTCACACAAAAATCTGGATTGAAGAACGGTAAAATCTGTTCAATGATTTGAAGACCGTCGTCCTGATTTTTTGTCACAATAAAGAGAGATATCGATAGGGTATACGGTGTGCTAGTATATTGAACTCTTACTTTATCGACATCATCACCAACACCCACTGCTATATTCTTCGTTAGAACATTTAATTTCTGTTGTGGATTGTATTGAAGGCCTGTAATCTCAAAACCAATTCTAGGTAATGTGATTGCAACCGACGCCGGGTCATTACCGGGTACTGCGGCAACTCTTGCTAGAAACTTATCTTTGGGTCCGTATGCCAGAGGGACTCGAATAGACTGAGCCACTTCACCCGCAGAGTTTTTACGTTCTACTGTTAGCTGATTGAATATCGTTCCAAAAGCAATGATAGCTTTACGAATGTGCTGGTGATAAAAATGCTGCTTCAAAAACATTATGCCGTTGTCCTTACTTGAACTTCACCAAATGGATTAAATGCTGTGAAATCTAAGAACTCTGCCGCTTCTTTTTCAAACTCATTGGTCTGATCGAGAGGGTCGACATTGGTTGTTCCAGCTTCATTCAATATAATTGTATCGCCGGTTTGGGAAATTACATAGTCGCCCGATTGCATAAGCAATTGCCAACCAAGCTGGTCTTGTGTTTTGCCATCTGTAATACTATCAATATCTTCAATGCCAGTATCAATAGTTTCAGAACTAAATTCGAATACCTGACATGACATTCTGTATGTGTAAATCTTTCCTAGTTGATAGAAAGGATTTAGAAAGTCTACGTAGCTAATCTGAAAGAACGTCTTTGTTTTAGGAAAGAACAGTAGATCGCCCTCAGATGGGCGTTCGGGTAGCTGTAGATTTTCTGCATTTCTACCTACAGATTCTTCCCATCGGCGTCTTGCAACAACAAACGTTGCGGTTGACCTAAATTCGAAACCAAACTTTGTCAGTAGCTCGCCTTGACCCTCAAAGCCTTCTGTATTCTCAAGATACATTTCGAGTGGATATGCTTGTGTGAAGTATGATAATGGGTCTTCGACTAAAATCGGGTCTTCATTTGCTATCGTTCTAGGAAGATAGTAAACATCGTGACCATAAATCTTCATACTTTCGATAACCAGGTCCTCCAACAAACGTTGTTCGTTTGTTGTGCCAGATGTATTTCCTGATTGAAAGTAGAAGTTAGTAGGCACTATCTTATCCCACCATGAAGTCTACTGGAAGTTCCGCCTTCAATTGCATCTCTTCTTCGATCAGATTTATTTCCTGAACCGCTTCGTCATAGACTTGTTGGCCATTCATCACAATACCACCTGGTAATTGCATACCACCAAATTTCTTCATATTATCACCCCATTGTTTTTTGATTAGGGCTGTGGCATATTTTTTTAGAAACATATCGTTATATATTTGGGTGTATGTTGATGGGTCCACAATCCGATAACATTCGACAATAATAAAATCGCCGGGATCGAATACATCACTCCAATTACAATGAATTTGTAGCTTATCGGTCTTACGATTATAAGCAAACGACCTATCGCCAACAAGAAGCATGTCTAACATTGACAAGTATTGCTTCATTTGAGTATAGTAAATCATGTCCGCAGATAGTAGATTATACATATCATTCATACGGAACTGGTATACAACGTCGAACATATTGTTTGCATTATTCATACCAGAGCTTGGACCATTTACTGGCAACACTCTAATTACGCCGATAACGGCATCCGGAATGGTTACATATCCGTTTTCGATGTCACCCGGTGTATAGAAAGATGTTGCTGATAATGCTCTACTAAAGCCAGAATTTTCACCTGTAACTGTTTCATTTGCTACAAAAACGCCGCTAACTTTGCTGGCAGATACTGTCATTCCATCGATTGATATAACTCTACATGAAGCGCCAGATGTGGCACCCACAAGAGTTTCACCGATTTCAAATGATGGAGAGGACAATCCAGAGAACCGTAAGGTCGCACCAGTAATTTGGTGTTGGAGATAAACTCGCTCAACACCATCGAAGTGATACTCCTGGAAATACTGCAATGCATCATCGATACGATCTTCTATTTGATCGTCATCAACGTTAATTTCAATTACCGGAAAACCGAGTCTACGGAGACAGTAATCTATTAGTCCTTGTCTTGATGAAACAGCCATATTGTGTCCTCTTTAGGACTATTTATAATGTTCCCATGTCATAAGTATCGGGACTAACTCCAGCCAAGTCTCCCATATCCATGACGGCTGGCATTACAAATAGATCGGGATTGTACCCGCCTATTTCGATAATCGCACCATCTGTTCTTTTAGAATACAGTGCGCCGTCCGCCAAATTTACAGCAAGTTCCCCCACCGCGATATCGTTCGCGGCGGGGATTGCACCTGTTGTTTCAGTTCTTTTTAATTGGACGATAGTAGTCATATTAGTTCAATAGTGTCCCTGCGGAGTCATAGATGTTGATACGGAAATATGCACTTGACTGGCCGTCTAGTAGGTCAGCATCAAGTCCGGAACCAGCGCCGTCAACTGTTTTGATTTTTGTCAGAACGTCAGCCGCGGTATACGATGCTGCTGGTAATGCATTGGTTGCTAGAGTTCCCTGTGCTGCCGTAGCATAATCCGTAGCAGCCGTAGTTGCGGCAGTACCAAGACCTAATGTAGTTCTTGCGGCACTAGCAGATGCATCATCTACCAATGTAAGACCGAAAGCACTAACACTTGCTGCTGGTAATGCATTGGTTGCTAGAGTTCCCTGCGCAGCGGTAGCATAAGCAGTTGCAGCCGTAGTTGCAGCGGTGCCTAGTCCCAAAGTAGTTCTAGCTGCGGCGGCGTCTACGTCATCGATTAGCGTACCACCGAAGACACTTACACTTGCTGCTGGAAGTGCAGCATCTGCCTTGGTGCCTTGAGCGGCAGTAGCATAAGCAGTGGCGGCAGTAGTTGCAGCAGTTCCCAATCCGAGAGTTGCTCTGGCAGTTGCTGCATCTGCATCATCTACTAGAGTTAGACCAAATGCACTAACGGCAGAGGAATTTAATTTAGTACCAATGCTAGTTGTGATAGTGGACGAGAAGTTGGCATCGTCGCCAAGCGCCGCGGCCAATTCATTAAGAGTATCTAATGTTGCTGGAGCAGCATCGATAACCGCTGCAACCGCAGTTGTTGCTGCATTGTCTGCATAAGTTTTTGTAGCAATAGTCGAATCAACTGCCACTGCACCATTGGTGATTGTAATACCAGTACCAGCACTAAAGTGGGCACGGACATCCGTCGCACTAGGTCCTGTGTAGGTAATTACACCAGTTATGCTATTATATGCCAGTGAACCATCGCCGCCAGAGTCAGTTACTGAAACAGCCGCTCTTGCTAGTGCATCTGTGTATTGAGTAATCGTGGTAGAAATTGCACCGTTTGTAATAGAGATGCCAGTTCCTGCGCTGATCGCACTTCTTGCTCTAGCAGTTGTGAAATACAGATTGGTCGAACCTTCTGTAATCTCATCACTGTTATCTTTGGTAGCAATCGCAGTTGTAATCGCGCTGTCAACTTCTGTTTTGGTGTAGGCATTTGTAATACCATAACCCGTAAGAGTTGTAGGAGTTCCTGTCAGCGAACTAAATGCTTTGTCCTGAGTGAAACTAAATGCACCGGTTGTGCTATTATAGCTTAAATCGCCAGAAGCACTCACTGCACCTCTTGCACGAGCATTCGTGAAGTATAGATTTGTTCCTTCGGTGAGATTTGTAGTAGACTTTAGACCTAATCTTGTGTCGAAAGTGCTATTAAAGTCTGCCGACGGCAGTGCAGCATCCGCCTTTGTTCCCTGCGCAGCGGTAGCATAAGCAGTTGCAGCCGTAGTTGCAGCCGTGCCTAGACCTAATGTAGTTCTAGCGGTTGCGGCATCGGCATCATCAACAAGAGTTAAACCAAAAGCACTAACGGCGGAAGAATTTAGCTTAGTACCAATGCTGGTAGTAATCGTTGTCGAGAAGTTTGCATCGTCACCCAGTGCCGCAGCAAGTTCATTTAATGTGTTCAACGCTTCTGGTGCAGTATCAATTACGTTGGCAACTGCGGTTGTTGCTGCGTTGTCGGCGTAGGTTTTAGTTGCGATAGTTGAGTCTACTGCAATTGAACCATTGGTAAGAGCGATGCCAGTTCCGGCGCTGAAATGTGCGCGAACATCGGTTGCACTTGGACCAGTAAAGGTAAATACGCCAGTGGAATTGTTATATGATAGCGAACCGTCGCCACCTGCATCGGTTACAGTGACCGATGCTCTTGCTAGTGCATCTGTGTATTGAGTAATTGAAGTAGAAATGGCACCGTCAGTGATAGAAATACCAGTACCAGCTGAAAATGCTCCACGAGCAAGAGTATTCGAGAAGAATTTATTAGTAGACCCTTCTGTAATATCATCTGTTGTACCAGAAAGTTCTCCCAAAGAATCTGCCGATTGAAGATTTGTTGTTACAAATTCTTCTGTTGCAAGAGGACTACCGCCAGCAGTTTCACCATCATGAACGACGATGGTGTTTTTTGTAGTATCTACTGTAACTTCTCCGTTAGCACCCGTAAATGTCGAGTGTTGTGTGGAAGTACCTCTTCTAAGTTGTAAAATCGTTGCCATTTGTATCTCCTAATCCCACTCTATTTAGTTGTATGTTCCACCATCTAGAATGGCACCGTCTTGTATATTTTCCAACGAATTCTTCATCAATTCGTGGCCGCCAGTAGTAGAACCATCGTGGACTCTAACTGACCAATTGGTTGTGTCTACAGTAAGTTCCGCTTCTGAACCAATAAACGATTGATGTTGTAAGGAACTACCTCTTCTTAGCTTAACTCTAGCGGCCATGATTATAGACTCCCGTAATCGATTGAGTTATATGCCAAAACATCATCTGTAATTAGCCCGTAATCTAAGTCGGCGTTTTGATTGAGGCGCACAACAGCAACACCCGGTGTGCTTGCGGTATCTACCTGAAAGTCTCCGAAGATTGTGTCTGCAAACGAGATCGTAGCAACATTAACTGTGTCCGTTCCATCGTTTACTTCTACGCCACCCAGTGTTACCACTGTACCATCGGTCTTCTTTGAGAAAATCTTTTTATCTGCCATATTGATGGCAAGTTCGCCTACTGCTAGGTCCTCAGCAGCTGGTTCAGCTCCAGTCGCTTCGCTTCTTTTAATTTGAACTACTGTTGACATCTACTGGGTCCTATTCTTCTTTCGTAAAAGATCCTTCGTCCCAGCTTTCTTTTGCCATCTTTGCAGGTGATGCCTGCTCTAATTCTGTAATTTTTGCCTGTTGTTCGGCAATAGTTTCATTGGCAATTGCTAACTGGGTCTTGAGCATAATATTATCAAGCGTCATAGCTTTAAGTTGTTCTGCCAAATTATTAATATACGAATTGATAAACTTAGTCTGATCCATAATCTAACTCCAAAAAGGTGGGGGAGAGAAAGTCTCTCCCCCGTTATTATATATTAGTATGTACCACCGTCGATGTTACCGAACGAAGGTGCATTACCTGAACCACCTGAGATCAGAACTTGACCGGAGGAACCAACAGCGGTTGCTTGAAGAGCACCTGTGCCGTTACCGAATAGAACACCGTTTGCAGTGAACGTTCCAGCGCCAGTACCACCATCAGCAACTGCGATAGCTGCCGAAAGACCGGAAACTGTACCACCTGATAGCGAACCTTCGAGGTTGGCAACAAGTGAAGCAACCGAGTAGCCAGTGCCACTTACGTTGACAGTTGTTGTCGGAGCAGTTTCAAGATCCGAGAACAGACGGAACTTGCCGTCCGATGCATCGCGGAACATACCGGCATACTTATCAGCGCCATTGTGGTATGTACCGAAGAAACCAAGGTCAACTGCGTCGGTTGCAGTATTGTCGTTACCAACAGCAATCAGTGGGTCAGTAACCGAGATTGTTGTTGAGTTAACAGTAGTTGTTGTACCAGCAACAGTTAGGTTACCAGCAATTGTAACGTTAGTGGCAGTAAGGTCATCCGAATTCAATGTACCATTTACAGTAACATCATTGAAGGTAACGTCGGCAGTTGTCGAAACGTCCTGACCGATTGCGATTGTTACTTCGCCGTTTGATACAGAAGTAGCAACACCTGTTCCGCCCGAGAAAGTTAGTGTTTCTTCGAGAAGATTGATTGAGTCAGTACCAGTATCACCAGCAACCGACAGATCGGTCGAAACAGATACTTCGCCAGCGGCAGTTAGACGGCCTTGTGCGTCAACTGTGAAGGTTGGGATTGCAGAACCTGAACCATACGAACCAGCAGTTACCGCTGTGTTGTCAAGATCGATAGTTCCGTTAGCATAAGATAGACCTACGCCGCCTGATACATAACCGTCAACCGCGTCTTCTACACGGGCAGTTGTGAAGTATAGGTTCGAACCTTCAGCAAGAGCGCCAGTATTGTGGTTCGAAAGCGACGAAACAGTACCAGTTACATCACCAGTAAGGTCAGCATTAACTGAATTGAACGTAACGTTTGCGGTTGTTCCAACGTCTTGACCAATGCTGATCTCGCCGTTTGAGTAAGAAACGCCTGTGCCACCCGAAAGGTGACCATCAACGCGGGCAGTTGTGAAGTAAAGGTTATTAGCACCTTCGGCAAGATCGTCAGTGTCAAACTGAGAAATTGTCATGTTCGCATCGTTATACGAAATTACACCAGTTTCTGGATCATACGAGATATCGCCAGTTGCGCTGATTGCATTTCTTGCTCTTGCAGTTGTGAAATAAAGGTTGCTTGAACCTTCGTCAAGAGCATCTGTGTCGTGATTAGCAATGCTTGAAACAGTACCAGTTACATCACCAACGAGGTCGGCAGTGACTGTACCAGCAGCAAAGTTGCCGGATGCATCACGCTTTACGATTGTTGAAGCAGTATTTGCATTCGTAGCACCATCAACGGCAGCGGTATATTTCTTACCACCGATTGCGTCGATTGATGCGGCGCCCGAAGAGTTTACGGATTCGATATATAGAACACCAGATGCACCATTTGCGGCAGCATCTTGCGCATATGCCATTTCACCGACTAATAGATCGCTTGCTGATGGCGCGGCTGAGCCAGCACTTCTTTTAATTTGAATAATTGTTGACATTTACACTTTTCCTTTATTTGGAGTTATTATTAGTATGTTCCACCGTCTATTGCATCTAAGCTAACACTTGTGGCAGGATTAACTGCTTCCCATTTTTTAGTTTCAGAATTATAAATCAGAGTATATCCATCTTGTAGACCAGCAGCATCAACGTTTGCCAGTGTTTCTACTGTACCTGCTACCTTTCTACTAATGATATTTGTATTTATAGTTTTACTATTCGGTACCGTAACTTTTATAGCCATTATTTTGTTACCTCCGGATTAACGACTACTATGCCTTCTAAAACTCTAAGAGTTTCTTCGGCACTAACTATTTCAATATCGTAAACATATCTGCCAGCTTTAATTGCCGAGGTTTCTTCTGCGGTTAGAGATATGGTAACTTCGCCATCAAGAGGAGAAGAAATTTCTGCGGTAAAATCTATTGCAGTATTTGTATAATAAGACTTACGCATTTGAGACGCGGCCTCGTAGTCCGATAAGTCTTTTGGGTCTCCAAATTGATCGTTGACGCCAATAGTCAGACTAAATGTAGTTCCCTGATCAATATAAATATTTTGAACCTGTGCCATGAAAACCCTTATTAATCTTTCGAACTTATTTATAATCCTAGGTGTTCTATGAAAACTATATTGATGCTAAAATATGGCACAAAATACTCAAAAAAAGATGTTGACAGAATTATAGAAACCACTGGTGGTAAGTATAATTACGCCTGTATCACAGATGATACAGACTTGGATCCCAGAGTAAAAGTAATTCCCCTCCCAAAAGATGTCGATGGCACATTCATTAAAATATGGATGTATAGTCTAGAGGGCTTGGGTGATGTTCTATACTTTGACCTTGATATCCGAATACAAAAAGATATCGATAATCTATGGAATTATCTTGACGAATGCCCCACAATATGCTATACATATTGGAAGGACATAAGTTGGGTTGACAAAGAGGCGCGTTCATATAGCGAACAATATCTTAGTAATTATAATTCAAGTGCTGTTCTGTGGCGTTCTGGTAGTCCAAAAGCAAAGGCAATATGGGAACACTTTGAAAAAGATGCTGATTACTATATGATTAAATATTGGGGTGACGATAGATTTTTGTGGCATGAAAAGTTCGACTTTAAGTGGTTTCCCAAGGGGGAGTTCTATTCGTTTCTTTATGGGGCAGACTATTACGATCCAGAGAAGCGAGTTGTAGATAGATATAGACCAGAGTATACTGTATGTCTATTAAATGGTTTAGATTATTATCCAGGATATGATAAAAAATATGATGAACTTTCTAACAATAAAATGGGGTGACAAATACTCATCTGAGTATGTGAATAATCTGTACCACATGGTAAAGA